ATCGCCGGTCTACACGTGCTATCAGCCAACAACCTTGGACTGGCTGTCCACGTTTCAAGAAAATGCGGGCCTTGGCAACGGCACTATTGCGGCCACAAACACAGCAATATTGAACAACCAAGACCCGAATCAAGGCGCAACATTCCTTGCCGGGGCTCAGTCGAAGTACTTTACTACCAACTATTCCGGCGCTGGCGCTCAAGCAATTTCTGCTTATGCAATACAAAACAATGCGACCTATAGCGCCGCTGCTTGGGCGTACTATGGTGAAGCGCACCTGACTGCCAACAACGGAACGTACTTCAACCAGGCCATAGGCATGGAGTTGGATGTACGGGCGACCGTTGCCACCAATAATCCTACACCGTATCAAATCCCCAATGCTGTCGGCATTCAGTTGAACGGTGGTGCGGGACTCTCCGCAACGGGACAATATAACCCAGGCGCGGCTTTGACCGTCAACGCCAACCCGATGCCTTGGAAAACCGGAATCATCTTCAGCTCCACCGGCTTGCTGACAAGCGGCGGACTGGCTCCGGCGATCATGTATGCGCAGGGTCACTACCAGCAATGGTACACTTCTGGAGGTGTCGCGACGTGTTCCATTATCGGGAACGTCGGCACTTATACCAACTCGACCAAGATCGTGATGGATGACACTGGATGGAACGTCCAGAACCAGTCCTCCACGACAATGCTGAACATCACGCCTAGCGGCAAGGTCGGGATCAATACCAACGCTTCCCTGGTTCCGCTCGCCGTGGTCGGCAGCGGCGCTACTTATTCGGCCCAGGCCACCTACAAGGGCGACATCCAGATTGTCAACGATCCGACGGCGATCAACGCCCAAGGTGGGCTTGAGTTTCTGGCCTCCACTTTTGGGTCTGGATATGGCTGGAAGGTCGGAACCATTGATAGTTCCGGTGTGCAGCTAACCTTTGCGACTCGGCAAAATTCGGCCACATGGACCGAACAGGCCCGCTTGGATTCTAACGGCAATTTCCTGCTGACCAACACCACCGGCGGTCTGGGGTATGGCACTGGATCGGGAACCACCGGCACACAGTCAACATCTCGAACCACGTCAATTGCGCTGTCGGCTCAACGTAACACCGGATCTCTTACGTTGTTCACCGCCGCGCCAACGGTTGGAACTGCGGTGACTTTTGCTGTCACCAATGTGGCTTGCGCTGCGACGGATGTGGTGCAAGTCAGCGTGAAGTCTGCCACCAACACCTACACGGCATTTGTCACAGCGGTGGGCGCAAACACGTTCAGCGTGACGATTACCAGTGTGGTGGGCACGGCGTCCGACACGCCCGTTCTGAATTTCGCCGTCATCAAAGCCGTGACTTCGTAAGGGGTTGAAATGTCCGTCTCTCTGCTGCCGAGCATTATCCCCGAATTCCTGATCCAGGGCGTTCCAGCCTCTGGGGCGCAGTTGTTCACCTATGCAGCGGGAACGACCACCAAGCTCGCGACCTATACGGATTCCACGGGTGCAACTCCCCAAACCAACCCCATCGTGCTGAATGCTAGAGGGGAGCCGCAGAACACGCTGGGCAACTCGGTGGGCCTCTGGCTGACCAATTCCACGGCTTACAAGTTTGTGTTGTCGCCTTCGACGGATACCGATCCGCCAACGAATGCCATCTGGACCATTGACAATATTACCGCCGGCCAGCTCACCGGGACCAGCTATACGGCGTCCGGGACCAACGCCATTGCGCTGACGCCCACCAACAACACGCCCACGCCGGTAGCCTATGCGAACTACAACACCTATGTGTTTGCGGCCCCTGCGACCTCCACCGGTCCTGTGACGCTTCAGGTGGGATCGCTCGGGTATCTCAACGCCTACATCAACGGCGTCCAAGCTACGACGGGACAGATCCAGTCCGGTGAGATCATCATCGCGGTCTACAACTCCGCTTTGAACTCCGGGGCTGGCGGCTTTGCGCTCTACTTGTCCATCAACCCGCAGCAGCTGCTCTATGGTGCCGATACGGGTGCAGCCAACGCCTACGTGGTCAATCCGACCAATGTGCTTTCCGCGTTGACCACCGGGCAAATCATCACTTTTATCGCTGCAAACGCCAACACCACGGCGGCCACGCTGAACGTGTCGGGCCTCGGGGCGAAGGCTATTGTCAACCAGGCAGGCGCGGCGTTGATCGCTAACCAGATCCTGGCCGGCACTACGTGCATTTGTGTGTACAACGGCACCAGTTGGGTGATGTCCAACACGGGATCCACCGGCTATCTGAATGCAACCACCATCACCAATGGTCTGACTGTGGACACGGTGGCCGGTTCAGCGGTGGCGAGCGCAGCGCAAACCCTGACCGGGACCTCGACCAATCAGTTGATCACTCCCGCGGGCTTTGCCGGGAATAAATCAATCGGAGCAAATGGGTATTACAAATATCCGGGCGGCCTGATTGTGCAGTGGGGAAGCACCGGCGCAATCACGTCGAACGGCGCTTCTACGGTGACGTTCCCGGTGGCCTTCACAAACTTGTACAGTCTCACCGCGACAAAGGTCATTGCGTCTGGCAACGTCAACGATAGTTGCAATCTGGTAAACGTATCGACTACGCAATTTCAAATCGCCAACGGCGGCACTGCCGCAACAAACGCTTATTGGTTTGCAGTGGGGTCGTGATGACAGATTGGCAAGCAGCATTCGACGGCGCAGTGGCCCTGGTCTTCACCGGGATCGGTTGGTTTCTCGCCACGCTCTATCGGGACATGCGGTCTCTGGAACAGAACCTCACCGATCTCGTGCAGGAACTCCCAAACACATACGCTAGACGGGATGACCTCAAGGACCTGATCTCCGAAGTCCGCGCCACGCTGCGCAGGATAGAGGACAAGCTTGACGGGAAGCAGGACAAGTGACGACGCCGTTTCTTGCGGATGACATTGAGAACGAGGAAGGCCGGTTCCTTCACGCTTATCCCGACCCGCTGACGCATGCGGCTCCTTGGACGGTGGGTGTAGGTTTTACAGGGCCTGAGATCGGACCGAACACGATTATGACCGACGCCCAAGTGGATGCTGAGTTAGACCACCGGGTGGAGATGATCTGCGGCGAGCTGGATGCGAAGATCCCTTGGTGGCGGGACTTGTCTGATGTTCGCCAGGATGTGGTGGTGCAGATGGCCTACCAGCTCGGGATTGGTGGGCTGCTGACCTTCACCCAGACGCTGGCTTGCCTCAAGAGCGGGGACTGGTCTGGAGCAGCGGCGCATATGCTGGACTCTCGCGCAGCATGTCAGACGCCTGCCCGGTGGAAACGCCAAGCTCGGCAGATGCTGCTGAACGAGCGGGTGTGGTTGTAAATCAAGGGGTTGCGTGATATATCGCGCTTGAGAGGTGCATCATGCTTCAAGAGATGATTGACGCCGTTATTCGCCACGCCCTGACCGGCTTTGCTGGCGTTCTAGTAGCCCATGGATATGCAACCAATGACCAGGCACAGGCCGTGGTGGGTGGTGTCATGGCGCTGATCGGGATTTACCTGTCGTACAAACACAAACAAGCCATGCTGAAGGGTCACTAATGTCGCTCACCTCGCAACTGCTGAAGAACCAGATCACCGTTGAGGATTTCGCCGTCAAGGCTGCGGCTGACGTGTACAAGGCCGTGCAATGGTTCCAAGTGATCCCCGGTGTGATCTCGGTGGAAACGTGGCTGCTGAACAAGCTGGAAGCCTACATTGCGGCATCTGCCGGCGGGCTGTTTGCGGTCAACGTGATTGATCTCCTCAAGACCGAGCTTGCCAAGCTCACGGCACCGCACAATCCCTGATGGGCACTCCGCCTCTCAACCTCGAGGCCGCTCGCGAAACCATGGAGCGGGTGGAGGTTGAGTTGCGGGCGGGATACCGACCCCGTGGCATGACGGGATCGGGCATGGGTGCCATAGCTGCGGCTGCTCAAAAGGCGGTCGCAGATGGGTTTGTGAAGACCACAAGCTCCTTTGAAGCGCGGATAACCCGTTGCGCTGTGATGGGATTGAAACCGGATTGGACGCTCTACCGTCCGCAACGGTACCAGCAGCCTGTGCCGCGACAAGTCATCACACCGGCTGCACAGCCAGTGATATCGACGCCGGGACATGGATCCCGGCTTCTTGTTATTGGCGATCTGCATCAGAACCCCGGACAACCTCACAGGCTCGAAGTGCTTATTTGGATTGCCCGGTATGCCTCCAAGGAACGGTTTGAGCGGATCATCCAGGTGGGGGATTGGTCGAGCTGGGATAGCGTCTCGGCACATGATCGCAACGACACCATGGCTGGCCGGCACAAGCCCAGCATCCGCCAGGACATGGAGAACCTCAAGCAGAGCCTGCAAGCGTGGCGGGCGGGGATTGCTTCGGACTATCGCCCCAAACAGGACATCCTCCTAGGCAACCACGAATACCGCCTGGAGAGATGGTGCAACGCCAACCCTGAGACAGCGGAGAGCTTCACCGTTCAGCGGGATGAACTCTTCACGCAGTTCGGCTGGCGTGTGCGGCCCTATGGGGAGTTGTTCTACGTCAATGGGGTTGGGTTTGTGCATCACCCCGTCAATGGCGCTGGACGGGCCTACGGAGGCGCTACAGGACCCCAGCGGGCAGCCAATCACACAACATGTCCGATTGTGTCAGGCCACACCCACCGCCGCCAGGTGCATGATGCTCCCAAGATCGGGCCGACCGATTCCATCAGCATGGTCGAGGTGGGTTGCGGGATGCCTTGGGGCGAGATTGAATCCTACGCACAGCACTCAAGCACCGGCTGGTGGTGGGGTGTGGTGGATATGACGGTGGTGGATGGAACGATCACCGATGTTGCGTTTGTTTCGATGCTTCGGCTCGCGAGAGAAAATAGCAGCCGCGCTTAGCCGCCTTTGGGCATCCTTCCCACCAATACCAGCATGTGCCGGGGCCTGCGTTCGGATCTCGCGAGCATGCGCCTTTAGAACGCGAACTTTGTTCGGGGAACAGGCTCGGCTGGATCATGGCAAATCCAAACGATTGTTGATTAAAAGTCCGCGTTTCTCGAACCGATAGCGCAACCACGCATTGTAAATATCGTTGATTGTCGCGTTTTCGAGTTCTTCCTCAATGAGGAAATGATTGATGAACCAATCAGGCGGCGTTACCGCAAATTTGTCAAAATTGTATCGGCCTTCAAATCGCTGATGCCAATCGCGGTGACATGTAACGCAAAGCAAAACGGTGTTTTCAACAACGTCTTTCCCACCGTCCGCCAAAGCCACAATGTGGTGCACTTGTATTCCTGTTTTGCCGTCGCAGCGCAGACATTGACGCGAGCCTTTACGCAATGCTGCAACTCTAACCGAGTTTGACCGGGCTTTTTTCATGCCGTCCGCTTGGCTATTTCACGCTCTAGGTACCACACAGCCTTCTTAAGATCCTCGACCGCATCGGCCTTCAGATCGCAGCGCCATATGTACTTTAGTGCATTGCCCAGGTTGAACCCCATGTGCTCGGTGATCTGGATGCATTCCACGCCTGACGGGTGTGCGGTGTAGTGGGGTGGGTGGTTGATTAAATCGCTCATGCTTCACCTCCGGCTTGTCGGGTCTTACACGTAGGGCATTCTGCCGGGTTATGATTTACCTGTGCAGCATTGCTCACGGCTCACCTCCAAGGGCGGCGAGAATGGCGGCGCGAAGGTGGTCTGCGCCAGCGTCGGGGAAGTGCACAAACCCGACAAGCTCCAACGAAGAGCCAATGTCCTGAATGACGTCCTCACTCGTCATGTGCTCACGGATCGCGGCGAGGATGGCGTCGGCGGCGTCCTGACGGTTGAACCCGTACTGGTCGTATTGCTGCGCCAGCGTGGCGACCAGCTTGTCTCTAAGCGTCATGGCTCTTATCCTCCGCAGCGATTTGAGGATCAAGACGCGACACAAATTCAATGGCAATGCGTTCAAAGTCCGTGCGCATTTCGTCAGTCATTTTGTGCCACGGCGTTACGTCGCCAGTCACATCGCGGACTGCGGCGGCTAGTTTTTCGCCCATGCTTTTGCGCTCGCTCATCCCTCACCCTCCGCAGCGTGGAAGCGGGAAGCGACGGGATACATGTTCGGCGGGATGGGCTTTCGCACCATGAGGCATAGCGGGTTGCCGTGGTCATCTCCTGACCGATATTCGCAGACACCAGCGGCGAGCTTGAAGCACTCGGCCTCCAGTTCCGCAATCCGCCCCTCCCGTTCAGCAAGCGCCCGCACAGCGCACTCGTAATGCGCTGGACCCCATGTGTGGCATCCCGGCCCATGGGTTCCGATCCGACCGGCGCGGTGCTGTTCGTATTTCAGACCGCGTTCGGCGTCAGCAAGCTGGGCAGTCAGGCGGTCTACCTCGGCAAACAGGGTGGCGAGGTCTTCCAACGCCATAATCAGCACGTTCTGAGATTGAGCGAATGAGCCGGACAAGACGCCTCGCGCTGTCGTGTCGGCCCAGTCTTTTAGGCTGCGGTTCAGTTTCATTGTTCATCCCCAAGCGCGGCTTTTATTCCTTCTCGCCAAGGTTCATCGGAAGGATCGCAGTTGTGGTAGGCGTCAAGGTAACGCCCGCTTGTCTTCGCTGCTGCACAAATGCTCTCGCATTGCGTCATAAATTGCATAAGCAGTGCGGTATGGTCGGTCGCCGTTCAAAATCAGTTGTTGAATTTTTTCATGAAGGCTCATTGCTACCTCCAAGGGCGCGGCGGGCGGTCATTGCATCGCCTCCATTATGGCGCGTCCGATGATTTCGGGGATTTGGGGGACGACGGCGTTTCCGAGGGCTCTAAGACGGTCCACCCGAGAGGGAAGCCCATCAGAAACTCCAATTGTTCTGGCGTAATTGGCCGCCCCCCAAAGGCCTTTACAAAGTTTCGGCAAGAAGGCCATTTCTGCATTGAAGGTGCCGTAAAATTCGCTTTCGTCGTGGGAGTGTGCAACGATCCACCAACGATCTCTTTGATGGTCTGCCCCGCAATCATTCGCCGATATACAGCGGTAATTTGTGCGGTAGCCTCTTGATCGGAGATCAGAAGCCGCGATGGAGATCGCCTTTTCCGAAACATTTTCCCCGATGACGTATTTGGGGCCGATGTCGTCAACGACTCGGAGCATAGCGGGCCACAAATCTGTTGCGGTTTTTCGTCCGTGGGAAGCTGTGCTAAAGGGCTGGCATGGAAACCCCCCGCAAATCGCGTCAACGGTAATTCCGTCTCGCTGAAGAGTGTCGGCTGTGAGTGTTCTGATGTCGTCATAGCAAGGCACCTCGGGCCAATGCCGCGCTAAAACTTTGCGGCAGTAAGGTTCAATCTCGCAGAAAGCGACCGTTTCAAATCCGCCCGACCGTTCAAGCCCAAGGCTGAAGCCACCGATGCCGCTGAAAAGGTCAAGAACTTTGAGTTTCATTCTGTACCTCCAAGGGCGCGGCGGGCGGCTTCGGAGGCGATAAAGTAGCCGTCCTCCATGCCAGCAAAAGTCTTGCTTTCAATATCGCTAAGCGG